TATCAATATACATAATATCAGAAACAGCATCATAGGAAAGAGCTATTCCTGTTCTTCCAACAACTTGAGTTGTGGCAATATTGCCTAAATCAGTAATCAAAGAACTAGGAATACCAGTAACACTAATAGTTTGAACTCCAGCACTATTGCTTATTCCTATTCCAGAACCTTGAACAAGACTCTTAACTCCTAGTAGTCCACTAACAGCACTATTAAAATCGGTAATATTAGAACTTGTGTGAGTATGTCCATTCAAGCTGACTGCTGTACTATTAACTGTTAATGTATTAAAATTACCAGTTCCGCTAGGAATACTAACGGCTCCAGTAAAAGTTGCTCCAGCTAATGCTGCTCTTGTTGTGTCCGTTGGATGAACGTGATCAGCTCGTGCATATTTTTTAGAAGTTCCAACAGCAACAGTTCCATCCATTAAAGGATTGCTTGAAGAAGCTTGTCCAATAACAAATGCTGTGCTAGCAATTTGTGTTGTGTTGGTATCAGCAGCTGCAGTTGGCGCTGTTGGGGTTCCAGTCAATGCTGGGCTAGTTAATGGGGCATATACTCCGCTTACTAATCCACTAACACTAGTATTAAAATCACTAATATAAGAACTAGTTAGTCCAGTGACCGAGATTGTTTCTACTTTGCTAGTATTATCGTAGCTAGCTCTAATTCCGCTTACTCCAGTAATTGTAGATCCAATGAGATCTTTAACAGTATCGGAATTGACAGGTGAACTAATAACAAAACCTTTATCTCCTGTTGGAGTTACGGTGATATTGCTTCCGGCAATAATGCTCTTTACTGGAAGTAACCCGCTAACAGCGCTACTAAAATCGCTAAGATAGCTAGAACTTAATCCAGTAACTGATACTGTCATGGTTCCTGAAGCTGAAGCATAAGATACATTTATGCCACTAGTTCCTACAAAATCAGCACCTGTTATATTTGCCCAAGATAAACTTCCCCAGAGACTAGTACCATCGCCTATCTTAAACTTTTTAATTGTTGTATCGTAGCCAAGCTCTCCTTGAGCTAGTGGATTATTAGAAGCTGCCCATAGTGCTGACGATCCTCTTCTGAGCTGAATAGTAGTTAAAGCTGGCATTTTAATAGTCTCCGATATTTTAAAAAATTTTTTATGGGGTACCGCAGTCGAAGTTGTAATGGTCTAAATAGTGGTCTAGTCCGCTGATCCTAGATACGTCTAAATTTCCAATAATTTTACTAAAAGGAATATCTGGTAAATCACCAACTCCAATAATAGCTGATCTACTTAGTATACTTACACCAGCAGACGAGAATCTTTCTATTTCCACCACTCCAACAGTATCTAAAAAACTAGTTTCTATAGAAATAATATTGGGTTGAGTATTTTCAACTATTACAGTAAAGTCGTTCATGTTTGACAATCCAAAAGAGTTTCATTTTCACTAAATCTATGAGTAATTTTAACTGTTCCAAATATTAGTCTGATAATCTCTTTTCCTCCTCCAACATACATATCTTGGGGACTTTCTAATTCAAGATCGTATTTTGCTTTGCTAAAAATGAATCCGTTTGTAGTATTAGCCGGAATCTGTAATAATAATTTTCCGTCAATTCCAATAATCTCAAACTTATAAATACTATGGTCTGTATTTGCTGTAGAAAAAATCTGCATAGCTCCATCGTCTGTTGTCCAGACGAGTCTAGCGCACCAATGGGTGATATCAAAAGGATTATTATTAGGATCTTTATAGATTAATGCTAATTTAAAGGATGTTCCCTGCTCGATAGAAAAATCATATTTGCTTGCAGGCATAGTATTGTTATCCTATTTAAACAGATATATAGATGGATATAGTTATAATACACCTTACATAAAAAAGCAGGGCCGGGTTTTTAAGCCCAGCCCTGACTTTCATAGCTGATTAGGTTAAGTTAACTAACTTGATTAGAGAGCACCAAGTAGAACTCTACGGTTATCTAGAACAGCAAAGCCTTGCTCGGCCCATCCATAGAAACCGGCTCTCTTCTGACGATGTAGTGTCTCGTCTTCGAAGATCTGGACTTCTTGGCGAACTGGCATGATGAAACTGTCTCTCTTGCGTAGATCAAGACCAACTACAACTTCACCCTTACCACTTGGTAGTGTGCCGCTGAGAGTATTGGTATAGAATAGTTGATATTCTTGTCCAACACCTAGTTCGTCTCTGTCGTGCAAGTTGATTCCGAAGATTCTGTTAAGAGTACCGTCGGCAGCGGTATAGATCTCACGACGAGTAATCTCGTCAACGATATCGATACCCCAGTTACGGATGTCTTCCATAGCTTCTGGAGAAACATAAAGATCAGTTAGAATACCACGGTTGGTACTAGCAGAGTTACCACCACCGTTTCTACGCATAACTGTCTTCATGAGACTGACTAGTCTCTTGGTAAACTGATTAGCATTAGCGTCACTGTCGTATACTACGATATTACGATCAACAGCAGCAGCCATTAGTGTATGCCAGCCATCGTCGTTCATCTTCTTAACGAATGAAGCCTCTAGAACTTCCATAGCACGACCAACAACGTCCCAGCGAGCATCACGAGCATACTTCAAGAGATAGTCAATTGAAGCGCCGATGTCATAGGTTGGAACCATGACGTAATCGCTTTCAACGTGACGCTCTGGAATATATCCATGATTTGGTACAGTATAGGCTACGAAGTCCTTTTCTGTGCCAGGAGCGATGAAGTCCAATGGAAACTCAGGAGTTGCACTCTGAGCCAATTGGATGGGTTCAAAAATATTGTCGAGGATGTTACCACTTAACAATCCTTGACGAAGGGGCAATTCGAGAGCTTTTGCAAACTCTCTGTTAGCTGCTAGAGCTACTTCTCGATCTGGTGAACCAGAACGAACTAGTAGTTCAGTAACTTCTGCAGTTGGTTGGAACTTATTTGTGTTAGATGCCATTTTTTTTCTCTCCTCTAAAATCAAGTAATGTTGATGTCTACTTTAACGTAACCGTCAGCGTCTTTACTACCAAGGAATGTACCTACTTTCACAGCGTTTGTGGATGAAGTACTAAGTAAGCCGTTAGCGCCTACGTAAGCACCGACACCTGCTGTTGGAGTATTTCCAGATACAACCATGTTAGTAGTGACTTGTCCCTGACGGAGAAGAGTTACCTTGCCCCCGACTTGGACTTCGTCTTTGTACCAGTTGATGTGCTGTCTGGTTAAATCAATATTTACAACGTCGTTCATAAGAACGCCAACGGGTAGAGCACCCGAGACGGCTGAGGCGTAGCCAACGACAGCATTAGCGTCGTCCATAGCTACTCCGGCACCACCAGTTACAACAGAAGCTACGCCGCCTCTTTCTGCAACTGTGTTCATGAAAAAAGAAATATCTGTGCGAGCTTCGATACGATCTGGTTTTAGAGCCATTTCAGTTTCTCCCTATTAATAGTTATTTTTTACCTAATCTGCTACTTACAAAATCGATTAATGCGGCTCTGGTGGTGTCTACCGAAGATTCGGTTTCTCCGCCAACGCCAAGATTAACTTCTTCTACTACCTCAACTGTGTCTAATACTTCTGGATCAGCAGAAGTTTCTGATGCTTTCTTCTTGTCTTTGGCTTTTTTATCGTCTTCTTTATCGTCGCCCTTCTTGATCTTTTCCAACCAAGGTGGCATTTTGCCAGCAAACAAGCTGGTCATAGCCTCAAAAGCATCATCAGCCATAGTTTCAAATTTTTCCACAACGGTTTCTGCTGACTCAGCATCAACACCATTGTCGATTAGAGAAGCTTTTCTTTTCATCTTCTTTTCTTTCTTAGCCATTTCTTGCTCTTTCATCTTATATCCAGCAATGGCTTCTAGAGCAGCATCTAGTTCAGATTTGACCTTTTTCATTTCTTCATCTTTTTTGGCCATTTCTTGTTTTGTTTTCTTGGCTGCTTCTGTTTCTTCTTCTTTATCTTCTTCTTTTTTACTTTCCTTTTTATCTTCTACTTCATTCTTTTCTTCTTCTTCCTTCATTTTCTTAGCAGCTTCAATTATCTCTAATTGGGAAGCGACTTGAGATTCAAGTTCAACTATTCTTGTTTGTAGGCTGTCTACAAAAGCCGTATCTGTTGCAACAGTTTCTGTTGTGGTGGTTGTTTCTGTAACAACGTCTGTTGTTTGTGTGCCAACATCTGGTGTTGCTACAATGGTCTGTTCTGTTGAAGCTACTGTCTCTGTCTGAGTTGAATTCATAGTCGTGTTCTCCACATTTAAGGTTGACTGATTATCAAATACACCTAGATTTGATAAATTAGCAAAAATTTCTGTTGAATTATTTAAAAAAGAATCTTTTGTAAAAATTATACTATCGGGATTTGCTGGCTTGTCAACAAAACCCTTACCCGAAAAGGTTATGTTTCTCAATACTCTTCCAACTTGATAATTATCATGTTCTCCTAATCCACCATATGATCTAAGATATTTAGTCAAAAATGCTGTTTCGGCATTTCTGTTTAAAATTTTAAATTCACCGTTTGACTTATTTAATAGTCCATAATCAAATCCCTTAAAAAAACATTCCATGCTAACATATTTGGTTCCGGACTCTATTTCTGATATTAGAGTATTTGCCCTACTCATTAATTCTTCAGAAGAGAATCCTTTATATATAACAGATCCTGTCAAAATATGAAATTTATTTGGTAGATTTTCTACTGGAGTATTTTCGTCAATTAAAACTCCATCATCAGTAATGGGCCAGTTTGATGTAATATGGCCAACTATAACATTTTCGTCATGATTAAGATTAGTGGGCTTATCTTCTGGAGTATGTTTAGCTGCCCAAACTTCGTCTTTATCAAAAATATCGTCATTTTTATTCCAGCTAGAAGTAACTAGAATAGACTGAACATAATAAAGGTCACTGTCTTGTAGTGAAGCTAAACTCTTTATGTGTTTAACGCTATGGTTGGTTTTGTTTGAAGGTTCAACAACGCAAGCATATGAAATAGAAGCTTGTGATTTAAGCTTTTCTTCAAGACCATCGCTGATCTCTTGTTCAAAAATATGCATTTTAAGCCTCGTTATAAGATTTTTCGATCAAAGAATTATACACCAGAGAATAAAAAGAGGACTTAAGTTGCTTAATTTCATCAACTGTTAGATCTCTATTGATTTCTGTTTTGATTGGTTTTAGCCAATTATTATAGGCCCCAATAACAGTAGCATGTTCTTTGGCATGAATGTTGGCTAATGCTTTGGTCATTAGGTCGGGGTCAATTGTGCAGGTAGGTGTGAGGCTAAATAAGATCTTAGTTTTGACTGAATCCATCTCTTTGCTCTCAGCCTTAGATAAGCTTCTCAAATTTTTCTTATTATAAAAGTCTAATAAGATTGGATTGAGCATATCATTAATTTTATCTTGTGCTTCATTAGCCCATAACATTAGGCTAGCTCCAGTTTGGGGCGAAAACTTTTTACTTTTTCGGGGTGCAGAATCCTTACTTAATTTAGGTCTGCCTTGTCCGGGGATACCTGGCAATGATTCTGACGAATCATTTGCCAACTTCGTTGAAGGACCAGACTGAGGAGGGATTTTTTGTTCCAAAGCTGTTTTTTCTCCGCTTTTCTTTTTCTCTAACTCCAGGCCAACCTGACTAGGAGTTACGGTACCTGTTTGTAAAGCAATTTTCTTGAGAGCATTTTCAACTTGAGGATCATTCCACGGTCCAGCTTTTGGAACCATTCTTTCTGAGTTTCTTTCTCTGGTTTCTCTATTGAGTCTACTCTTTTCCATGTCTGGATCTATGCCGAACTTGGTTTGTAATAGCTCATCACTAATTACATTCCTATCTGCTAGTTGAATTAATAATGCTTTCTCAGCATCTTCATTACTTAAGTCCATTCTATCAAATTCTATTTTAGCTCCATATTTAAAACCCATAGCTTTTTGTACTAGCTCGATCTCTTTCTCCCAAAAAGAAATAAGCATATCTCTACCGTACTGAAGTCTTTGTGTGAGAGTTTTGAGGGATATAAAATTGTTGGTTGTTCCGGCTGCTCCGAACGTTCCTGTTAATGTAGGAGGAATTCCCAAGCCAGCATATACGCTGTTCATATGGGGAACATATTTGCCTTCTCCTAAAAATTGGTGAACACTTGTTTTAGATTCTATGAGTTCAATATCTGGTCCCCATACTAAATCCATTGTGCCTCCTCCAACATTATTACCTAAAATACTAGCTAGTTTTGCTGTGGCTGCTTTGGTAGGAGCAATCTTGTGTTCTAGACTTCCTAGTTTAAAAATACGAATATTAGAGATGGCCCCGTCAAGAGCTGCCATATCTGCTAGTTTAAGTTTTTCTATAACTGTAATATCATCCATTATAGAATAGACCATGGGATATGCCCACGTTTGCCAATCGTCTTTTTTGTAGTGAAATACTAAAGTCTTTTGTGGATCTAGAGGATATGGTTTTTTTGCTTTTGCTGCTTGAACTATCTGAGGAGGTAAATTATTAATGATTTCTTTTTCAGCATCGGACTGAGGAGAGTTGATCATTTTCCTCAAAATAGCAGGTAGTGTTAATTCATATCTTTTTTGAGAAACAAAAGAAGAAAGTGGACCAGCAGCAACATCTACAAATGACGGATCTAAGAAAGTATATTTCCACGGAATTTCTCTTTTTTCTACTTGCACACTATCCATATCTGCTATCTGAAGATCTGGAGAACTTACTGCTCTATATAACTTATCTGTAACTTTAAGACTAAGTTTACCCGTTTGTCTATTTATAACAACATTGCCTGTTTTATAGAGATTGTTAAGAAATCTTTCGCTACGTTCTTTTCCTCCTATTTTCTTAAACCACTGTCTATAAAATCGTTCTATTCTTTTATTTTTATGACAGATATTAATTCCCTGTACAGCAAAATCTCCCATGAGATCTATAACATTTTTGACCAATCCGACTTTTTGGTAAATCTCATCGGATCTGCGCATAATATCTTTGATGCGCTTGGGTACTGCTTCGTCTGGTCTAAAGAAGTCATAGTCACTTCTGGTTAGTCCTGGCCTACCTCCGGTCTGCCCATCAAGATTACTATAGTCCACCCTATAAAATCTACCAGCCTTGGATCGTTGTACCATTGTAAATTCGTCTAAAGATTCGGACGACGTTTTTAGAGCTTCCTGTTTGCTGGCTAGGTCATCTCCCCAAGCAATATAGGCTTGATCTGGAACGTGTGGTGCTGCGTCTTGGATAATGGGATTTTTGGGTTCTTTATTAGCCATAATGTTCCACGTTGTGATTGTGATGTGATTACAATAGTATTATAAGAGATCATACACTATTGTCTATAAATTCCAGTATATATATCTTCATTTACTGCTGAAGTAAACCATTCTGGTCCTCTATATAATTGACCTTTATTTTCTACAACGTCTTTTAAGTTACCCCCAATAATATCATACTGAACTGGTGGAAGGGCTCTCTGTTGCTGTCTTGCTGCCATATTTGCCATTACTAAAGAACTATATCTATCTTTGCGTAATCTTCCTTTTTTACCGTTTGGAAGCTTAACCTCTGGAGTATCCCATCGATCTCTAGCATTAGGTCCATTACTAGTTTGGCTCATAACTATAGTAGTTAATTCATTTTTTAATTCTTCTATTTCTAGGATACATTCGCTAAGACTATCATAAATCGGGTTAAGCTCAGAGCTTATGATATCTTTACCTTCAGCATCTAAGGCTAAGCCTAATGTCAAATTATCAAATGCTGGAAATAATAGTACTTTATCTTCTAAATCTTTTCTTAATCCATGATTAGCTTGAGCTGTCCAGTCTGCTCTAGCAAACTGTATCAATTCTATCAAGTGTAAACCGGGCTGATCGTCTGTGTCTTTATTTTTTTCTGGATTAATAACTGGCCAAATTAAATGCTCTCCTTCTTCTAGCTTGGAAGGATCGTGTAAAGCCTCTTCGATAGAAACTCCACCACCCTGAGCATCAAGAGATATTCGTTCACAGGGAAAGATTTTCATAAGGTTGCGTATTTTTCTACAACAAAATCCATAAAAATCATGTTCTGTTACTAGTCCCTTTTTTTGCCTATCTTTAAAATTGGTTCTGTTTGTTGTCCAACAATATACAATACGAGAATGGTCTGGATGAATTTCTAGTATAATTATACTAAAATTGTCTTGTTCGCTAGCCGGATCGATACCGTACACATAGCGTAAATTAGGATTACCTTTTATTGCTGCTTCAAACAAAATAGTCTTGTTGTTTACTGTAATATGTTTGGAACTAGATGTAACACAGCTCTCTATTAAACTTCTTTTAAAGAAGCCCTCACTATCACTAACAAAACAAGCAGCATATTCCATGTTATAAATGCCCGTATGAATAGTTGCTTTTGCTCGTGATACCTGTTTATCATCCATGAATCCCTTTGGAACTAGTTCATATGGCATACGAATAATACTATAGTCTTTCCAATTAAAATTACCAGGAATATCTCCATTAAATATTTCTTCTAATTTGTGTTTATCTCCACCGCTTTCTATTATTCCTTTATAGCGTCTCCAGTAGGATGCAAAATGCTTAAAGCCATAATCTGCAGTTCCTGATACGATTGCTTGATTACCCATTTTGGTATTGAGAATTTCTAATTCTTCGTTCCATAAACCTGCTTCGGTCATAGCTGCTCTTTTAGCTTGTTCTTTAACATTTTGAATTGGAGTAGCTGAAACTGCTGCGAAACCCGAAACCACTGTCTCGTAAATATCTGGAGATATAGAAGCAAATTCGTCAGCAATAATAATATGAGCTCTTAA